TCTGATCTTCGCCATCGGATTGGTGGCGTGCGCTGGCGCTGTGGTGCTGGTGTTTGGTGGGGGTGCGGCATGAAGAAACTACCCAAAGGCCTTGACCAACAAGGCCGCTACCCCGAAGCCGCCGAGGCGGCAACCGAGATCGGCGTCAATGACGACGCCCCTGAATCCTTGGGCAAACTGGTCCTGCTGGGGCTCGGCGTCGTTGTCCTTGTCGGTTTGATCGCATTCGTTGTGGGGGTGTTGGTATGACCGACCGCGAATTGCTTGAGGCCGCTGCGAAGGCGGCGGGCAATCCTAGTGGGACATCCCGTGCTAGTGGCGGTCTGCTTAGGGCAAACGGTTTGTATTGGAACCCCCTCACCAATTCTGGCGATGCCTTTGAGTTGGCGGTGAAGCTGCGGCTAACCGTAAATTGTTCATATGACGAGGTGGCGCTTTGTGGGCAAGAGTTTACGCAAAAGGAAGTGTTCCTTGAGCGTAATGGTGAAGACCCTCTTGCCGCCACCCGCCGCGCAATAGTCCGTGCAGCAGCAGAACTGGGCAAGGAGATGAAATGACTGACCTGATTACCCTACCCCGCGCCACGGTCCAGCAGGCGCTGGAGGCGTGGGAGCACATAAACCTGTATGGCTTTGTCCTGGCCGATTACGAAGGCCCGATGGAGCAAGCCATCACAGCCCTCAAGGCCGCGCTGGCAGAGCCGGTGCAGTGCAGTTGCGGCGACCGCCTTAAAGACCAGTGCCCCGGCGAGTGGGAGCCCGGTTGTGATCTGGGCAACAACCCGGCATTCGCAAGGCGGGTGGTAAGGAGCAAGAACCATGAATGACCAACCTACCGCCCTGCGGCTGGCTGATGCGCTGAAAGAACGCAAAGCCACGCATAGCACCTACAGCGGCACTGGACGAATATCGCTAGTCACAGGTAATTCAGCCGATCCACTTTGCCGAGACGCCGCTGCCGAACTGCTCCGCCTGCACGCCCTAAACGGGGAACTTGGTGCTGCACTGCGCCGCCTTATCAGCTACTGCAACAACTTGGAGAATCGACTGATGGAAGCAGACGGTGAACACCCTGCGATGCAAGAAGCAAAGGAAGCGTATGCCAAAGTGGAGGGGAAGGCATGACCCGCGAAGACATCATCCTCATGGCTAGGGAGGCTGGCATTGATGAGTTTGGTTCGTTAGATGAGCGCCTGATTTTCTTCGCCGCCCTTGTCGCCGCTGCCGAGCGCAAGAACTACGAGCACACGCTGGCCCTGCAGCAGCAGAGCTACGAGCGCGAGATTCAGATCGAGGTGGAGGCCGAGCGCGAGGCGTGTGCGAAGGTGTGCGATGTAAGGTGCGTTGAAGATGGATGGGAAGGAGGGTATGCAGATGAATGCGCCGCCGAGATACGCGCAAGGAGTAAGTCATGACCGAAACCGTGCTTACATGGCTGTCTGGGGCTGCGCCCCCACACGGATCAAAGTGCATTGTTCTGTGGAAAGGGCTAGACAGAATCCATACCGCTTGCTGGTATGAGGGTCTTCCTCAAGGAGATTGCTGGGTAACCAGCGCAGGACGTTTCGTGAAAGGCATGGATGAAGTAGAGATGTACGCAATCCAGCCAGATGTCAGTCTTATAAGGAGTTGACATGAACTACCTACCACAAGACTTCGCCCGCTGCATGAGCAACCCTTTGCTTGAGCAGTGCAAACAATGCGCAAGGAACATGCACATAAATCCTGTGCATCCCGCCGCAGGGCGGCAAGTGTGGATCGGCCCGTGGACCGGGCATGGTCCGTGTCCTAATGGAGATTTTGTGGAGGTGAAAGATGACTGAACCAAAAAAACTTTGGAGCACGATGTCTGTTGAAGAACGTGCCCGTTACTCATACGACCAAGCTAAAAGAATGCTTGACGAGTTATACGCAAACAACCACCCTGACATCTTTATGCAGCGAGAACACCATTGGTCGTATTTGTGGTGCCGAGAACAAGAGCTAATTGATCGGATGGCTATGCTTACAAGAATTATTGAAGGATGACTCAAAGGAAAGGAGAATGAAATGTCCTCAGTGCGGAACATGGACGGAAGTTCTGGAGTCGGTTCTCAGGAGAGATGGATCGCGCCGCCGTCGCTACCAGTGCGCGAACCTGCACAGGTTCAACACGGAGGAAAGAATTGTTGGCCTTTCCTCTACAGCTACCGAGGTGACACCGTCGTCGTCAACAAAGCAATACGAAAATCCAAATACAAAAGCGCCGAAGAAGTCGGCGTAGCAGATTTTTAGCGGGCGTTGCATAGCTGCAAGCGTGGTTCTAGCCTCACAGATGTGAAGCCATTTCTTGCGCACCATACGTGCCCGCTGATTTTGATGCGTATGGTGCATCTCCCCAACCTAGACCGAGGGGGCTAGGAATCTGTGTCTCCCCCTCAACCCCCAACAACACCTCAACATCATGGCAGCAAACGAAACCCAAGTGGGCGGCGCTCACTACAAACAACACGCCTACGAAACGTGGGACGTAATCCTAGACTGGAACCTCGGTTACTTAGACGGCAATGCCGTCAAGTATCTGTCCCGCTGGCGACACAAGGGCGGTGTGCAAGACCTGAAGAAGGCCCGTCATTACATCGACAAACTGATAGAGGTCACAGAAGCGGAGCAAGCAAATGGCACGAACTCCTGAAAGCGCAGTGAAGGCGCGATGCGTCGAGATCATCAAGAAGTACCGCGCTTACTACTTCTTTCCTGCACAGAACGGCTACGGTCGAGCAGGCATCCCAGACATCATTGTCTGCTACCGAGGCATGTTCCTTGGTGTAGAATGCAAGGCCGGTTTCAACAAGCCCACTGCCCTGCAAGAACGTGAGATGGCCGACATACACAAAGCCGGTGGGTCCGCGATGGTGGTGCGCGAAGACACACTTGAGCTGCTCGAAGAGTGGTTCCATGAGAGATCACAATGGACATCCTGACAGCGGATTTTGAAACCTACTACGACAAAGACTTCTCGTTGTCGAAAATGACGATGGAGCACTACATCCGCGACCCGCGCTTCGAAGTCATCATGCTTGGACTGCGCTGGCCGGATGGCACCAAGGAGATCGTCACTGGCACCCATGAGGAGATCCAATACCGGCTCGACGGCATCGAGTGGGGTAAGTACGCGGTGCTGTGCCACAACACGCTCTTCGATGCTGCCATCCTGGCCTGGAGGTTCGGGATCAACCCCGCTGCGTGGCTGGACACCCTGTCGATGGCACGTGCCATGTTCGGTATGAAGGGTAACTCTCTGGCCCTGCTTGCCAAACGGTACGGGCTGGAGGACAAGGGCACTGCCGTGCAGAACGCGATGGGCAAACGTCGCTGTGACTTCACCGAGCAAGAGTTCAAGGACTACGCTGACTACTGCCTGCACGATGTGCAGCTATGCCATGAACTGTTCTTCCTGATGTCCAACGGGTGGTACAAGCCCGAGACGTTCGACCATCGAGACCCCTATCCCCGCAAGGAACTGGAGTTGATCGACCGGCTCATCAGGATGTACACCGAGCCCACGCTGCGCTTGAACGCGCAGAAGCTGGAGGAGCACCTTGCCGATGTGGTGCGGCGCAAGGAAGAACTGCTGTCCAACGCGGGCATCGCCAAGGAAGACCTGATGTCCAACCCGAAGTTCGCTTTGGTGCTGGAGTCGTTCGGGGTGTCCCCGCCGATGAAGGTCAGCCCCACGACAGGCAAGCAAGCGTTCGCTTTTGCCAAGACCGACCCGGGTATGAAGGCCCTGTTGGAGCACCCTGACGAGCGGGTGCAGGCTGTGGTGGCTGCACGGATGGGGGTCAAGAGCACCCTGGAGGAGACGCGCACTCAGCGGTTCATCGACATGGCAGGGCGGAGCCCGCTGTTCCCGGTGCCTCTGAGATATTCTGCTGCGAGAACGCACCGCTTGGGCGGCACTGATGGTATAAACCTGCAAAACCTACCGGCCCGTGGGGCGCAAGCCAACAAGCTCAAGAAGTGCATCGAGGCACCTCCGGGCTATGTGATCATCGACTGCGACTCGTCCAACATCGAGGCGCGGATGCTTGCGTGGCTGGCGGGGCAGGATGACCTCGTGCAAGACTTCGCCAATGGCGTGGATGTGTACTGCAAGATGGCGAGTAAGATCTTCGGGAGGCCGGTAACGAAGGCGGATAAGGTAGAGCGGTTCGTAGGCAAGACGGTGGTCCTGGGCTGCGGATACCAGACCGGGGCGGTGAAACTTCAGATCACACTGAAGGCGTCCGAGATGAACATGGACTTGGAACTGAGCGAGTGCAAGAACATCATCGATACATACCGTAACTCTGTGCCTGACATCACGAGACTATGGAGGACAGGGGAGGCAGCAATCGAAGCCATGCACGGCAACAAGTCCATGTGGTTCGGGCGCGAAGGCGTTGCACTGGTCGAGGGGAACAAAGGCATCAAGCTGCCCAGTGGGCTGTACATCAGCTACCCGCAACTTCACCGTGGGGTGAAGAACAAGAACGGTCAGGCGTTTGAAGCATGGCAGTACAAGGATGAAACCGGACTGGTGGATATATACGGCGGCAAGCTCGTTGAAAACGTCGTGCAGGCGCTGGCGCGTATCATTGTGATGCAGCAGCTACTGAAGATCTCCAAGAAGCTGCACGTGGTGCTGACGGTGCATGATGCGGTGGCTGCCATCGCACGGGAAGAAGAGGCTGAGCAAGCTCAGGCGTACGTTGAAGAATGTATGCGCTGGGTTCCGAAGTGGGCAGCAGGCTGCCCGATCAACTGTGAAAGTGGAATAGGAAAAACGTATGGCGACTGCTGAGGTTATTGATTACGCAATGCCCCTCATGAACATTGAGCGGTTGGCAAAGGAATGCCACGACTTGTGTCTCGTGGGTGACTACGGTGGGGCCAACGAGATTGCCTTGAAGATTGGTGTAGAGTCGCGTATCCTGGGCGCTTCGCTTGCAATCATGCAGAACAAGGAGAGTTTCCGTTGAGCCTACCCAGTGCTTGGTCGTACAGCGGCCTGAAGAAGTTCAAGACGTGCCCAAAGCAGTTTGCCGAGGTCAAGGTCCACAAGAACTTCACCGAGCCGCCCTTCACTGAGGCCACGCTGTACGGGACCAACTTTCACGAGGCGGCAGAGTTCTACGTGCGGGATGGCACCCCCCTGCCTGAGGCGTTCGCATACGTCAAGCCGCATCTGGATACCCTGCGGTCCATACCGGGTGTCAAGCACTGCGAGTACAAGATGGGCCTGACGCAGGCCCTGGAGCCTTGCGCATTCGACGCCCCTGCGGTATGGTGCCGGGGTGTGGCAGACCTGCTCATCGTCAACGAAGAGACAGGCATCGCCCGGGTGGTGGACTACAAGACCGGCAAGTCAGCCAAGTACGCGGACACCGCGCAGTTGGAACTCATGGCGCTGATGGTCTTCAAGCACTTTCCTGCAGTGCGCCGGGTCAAGGCAGGGCTGCTCTTCGTTGTGGCGAATGACTTCAAGCGGGCCGAGTACGACAAGACTCAGGAGAAGAACTACTGGCGCACATGGATGCAGGACATCCACCGCCTGGAGACCGCGTACAAGACCGGGGTATGGAACCCAAACCCGTCAGGACTCTGTAAAAAACACTGCGTGGTAGTATCTTGCCCACACAACGGAGTGAACAAATGAGTAAATGGGTGCAGTTAGAACTTGATTTTGGAGAGCAAACATGCCCTACAAAGACCCCGATGATAGGGACCATCGTAAAGAGTACGCTGACTTCCTCGCAAAAGGAGGCAGAGCAAAGCAGTCCGAGCGACAGCGTGCACGCCGTGCCTGGGACAAGGAACACGGTAAGGATTCTCGAAAGGGAAAAGCCCTTGATCATGCGACACCGATCAAGGACGGGGGCAAGAGCACCCCGGGTAACGTGAAGCTCAAGAGCTTCAGCGCAAACAGCGCAAAGAATTTCAAAGGCCCGCGCTCAGGCGGGCGTTGACGTGTAGCCCCGCTGGGGCTATGCTTGTTCCCCCGGCTCGACCGGGATTCGTGGCTCGATGGGATCTCCCTATCGAGCCGTTCTGCCATCTGCACTAGGTGATAAAAATGACACAAATGAAGAACGTCATGATAGACATTGAGACGCTTGGAACCCGCCCAGGGGATACGATCTTGTCGATTGGTGCTGTGAAATTCACAGCCGAAGAAGGTATCACTGAAGAGTTCTATGTAACCATCGATCCAGAAACCAGCAAGGCTGCGGGTTTGCGTGCGCAGAAGAGCACGTTGGAGTGGTGGGAAAAGCAATCTCCCGAGGCCCGCGCCGCTGCGTTCAAGGGTGGGATGAGCCTCAACGTAGCGCTCACCAAGCTGACGATGTGGATGCCCCCGCTGGACAGCGTGCTGGTGTGGGGTAACGGAGCGAACTTTGACAACACGCTGGTGGCTGCGGCGTACCGGGCCATGAAGATGGACGTGCCTTGGCACTACTGGAACGACAGGTGCTATCGCACCATTGCCAATATGTTCCTGAAGACCCGCGTGGAACGAGTAGGCACCGGACACCATGCGCTTGACGACGCCAAGACACAGACCTTGCGCCTGCTGAAGATGCAAGAAGAAGCCAAGTTCACGCTGAAGTGATATGGAAATCGTTGAAGACAAAGCTCTGCTGCTCAAGCTCAAGCACCCCGAGCGGGTGCTGAACACCATCCCGAAAAGCAAACGCCTGGATGACGGGCAGGTGCTGGTGAAATGGGGGCTTGAGGAAGCTCAGGTGCTGAAGAACCTTGGTGTTCGGTCGGTGCCTTCTCCCATCGAGCGCAGGTACAAATGGCCTGGGCTGTTCAAGCCCTTCGAACACCAGAAAGACACCGCGTCCTTTCTCACCATGCACCGCAGGGGCTTTTGCTTCAACGACCCGGGCACGGGCAAGACCGCATCCTTTGCCTGGGCTGCCGACTACCTGCTGGACAAGAAGTACATCAGCCGTGTGCTGGTGATCTGCCCGCTGTCAATCATGAACTCGGCGTGGAGGGCAGACCTGTTCAAGACGCTGATGCACCGCAGGGTGGATGTGGCCCACGGCAGTCGGGACAAGCGGGCCAAGGTGATCAAGTCCGACGCTGAGTTTGTCATCATCAACTTCGATGGTGTGGAGACGGTGCTCGATGAACTCAGGGCAGGTGGGTTTGACCTTGTGATTATTGATGAAGCAAATGCGGTGAAGACCGCTACGACGAAAAGATGGAAAGCGATCAACTCATTACTGACTCCCAACACATGGCTGTGGATGGCAACAGGGACACCAGCATCTCAGTCCCCGACAGACGCATACGGTTTGGCCCGTATGTTGAACCCTTCCTCCGTGCCTCCGTACTTCTATTCCTTCAGGGATACAGTCATGTACAAGGCAACGCAATTCAAATGGAGTGCAAAGAAAAACGCAGCAGAGATCGTCAACAAGGTGCTGCAACCCGCCATACGTTACACCAAGGATGAGTGCCTGGACCTGCCTGAGCTTCTGTACACGACACGTGAGGTAGACCTGACCCCGCAGCAGTCGAAGTATTACAAGATGCTCAAGGACCAGTTCATCATGGCAGCGGCAGGGGAGACGGTCACCTCGGTCAACGCAGCGACCAACCTGAATAAACTTCTTCAAGTGGCAAGTGGCGCGGTGTATACAGACGACGGCAACACCGTCGAGTTCGACATCACGCATCGGTACAACGTGCTGGTGGAAGCCATCGATGAAAGCACCCACAAGGTGCTGGTCTTCGTCCCGTTCCGCCATGCCATCGAGGTTCTGCGCGACAGGCTGCGCAAGGATGGGTACGCAGTGGAGGTGATTCACGGGGGTGTCTCAGTGACCCGCCGCACAGAGATCTTCCAAGCGTTCCAGACCGAGCCCGAGCCGCGCATCCTCCTCATACAGCCTGCGGCTGCATCGCATGGCGTCACCCTGCACGCTGCCAACACAGTGGTGTGGTGGGGTCCCACCACCTCAAACGAGATCTGGCATCAAGCCAATGCACGGGTGCACCGTGCAGGCCAGAAGAACCCCTGCCTCGTGGTCAGGCTTTGCGGCTGCAACGTCGAGCGCAAGCTCTACTCCGCCCTGGACCTGAAGACCGAGGACATGGACTCCCTTCTCAATTTGTACAAGGAGGAGCTTGACGTTTGAAAAGTTGCGAAGTAAACTCTGGTTTCCCTCACTAGGAGCACAACATGGACGAGCAAGAAGAACTGCCGCCAACCAAGACTCTGGTCAAGGCGTACATCAAGATGCGCGATGCCCGCACGGCGCTGAGCGCAGAGTTTGAGGCGAAGGACAAGGACCTCAAAGAGCAAATGCGGGTGGTTGAAAACTACCTGCAGGAAGCCTGCAAACGCGCAGGCGGCAACGTCAGCATCCCCGGTGTTGGCGTGGTCATTCGCGGCGTGGACACACGCTACTGGACTTCCGACTGGGAGTCTATGCACAACTTCATCAAGGAGAACAACGCACTAGAACTGCTTGAACGACGCATAGCACAACGCGCTATGGGGGAATTCTTGAAAACCAATCCTGACAAAATGCCTAAGGGTATGAACGTCGAATCGAAGTACACAGTGACCGTAAGGAGGTCTTAAATCATGTCTGAACTCACACTTTTCCAATCTGGCAGCGCTCTTCCTGCGCATCTTCGTCGCGGTGAACTCAGCGGGCTGACCAAGTCCCTGATGGGTGGCGGCAGCAGCAAGCGCATCAGCGTTGAAGGCAGTGTCTTCCGCATGCTGGTCGGTGGTAAGGAGGTTGCGGTCAACGAAGACCGTGCCATGCAGATGATCATCGTCCGTGCTGCTGAAGGCAACTCCCGCACCTACTACGGTGGACAGTACGAGAAGGGCGTCAAGGCCCGTCCGAAGTGCTGGTCCGACGACAGCGTCAAGCCGCACGATAAGGTGCAGAACCCGCAGCACAAGTCCTGCACGGGCTGCCCGCAGGATATCAAGGGCTCTGGTCAGGGTGACTCCAAGGCGTGCCGTTACAGCCGTCGTCTGGCAGTGCTGCTGTCCTCTGATATTCAGGGTGATATCTACGCCATGAACATCAACGCATCCAGCCTGTTCGCGCAGGGCGAGGGGCGCAAGATGGGCCTGCAACAGTACGCACGGTTCCTCGGTGGTCACGGTATCGAGGTCAACGCTGTGGTGACTGAGATGCGCTTCGACACGACCGGCCCGATGAAGCTGGTGTTCAGCGCTGTGCGTCCTCTGGAAGAGGATGAGTGGAAGCTGGTGCAGTCGCGCATGGATGAGCAGGCTGCGATCGACGCAGTGACCATGACCATTGCTGACATCGATGGTGTGGAAGAGGCCCCCGCAGCACCTGCGGAATCCCCGGTGTTCGTCCAGCCACGCGCTGCGGCTCCGGCACCTGCCGCTGAGTTCAAGGTGGACAAGCCCAAGGCCAAGGCCAAGGTGGTTGAGGAGGTCGAGGAGCCCGTGGTCCGGGAGGCGAAGACACCGGCACCGCCGAATGTCAAGTCCATCCTGTCCGACTGGGGTGATGACGCGGACGACTGAGTAGGGACGGGGGCTACGGCCCCCGCTTTGCCATATGACCTACACAGCCAAGATCATTCGGCTGAACGCGGATGCGGACCCGACGCTGCTGGGTGTCCAACTCGGACGCCTGTGCATCTACCTCCAGCACCCTGTCTCGCAAGTCTGCCAAGACCTTGACGTCTCCAAGGCTGCCGTCTATCGGTGGTTCTCGGGTAAACACGAGGTCGGAAAGCACTTGCGCGACAAGGTGCTGACGTACTATCGTCGGCTCCTCCCTCCGGCCTGATCAGCCGTCCCCCCACCGCACCACGGTCCTGCGCCTGTGGTCACCCCCTCGTCACCATGTCTCATCTTGGATTCTTAGAAGGCATTCTTCCAGAAGGAACACGGTACTCTCTTAGGCACATCAACAAAGCATCTGGTTCAGCGTTCAATAAGTTCTACGACTCCGTCGCCAGCATGGCGGAGGCCGTGGCGAATCCGAAGGAAGGCTTTGACGTTTACTACGTCACAGCAGGGTTCGGAGCAGGACAGAGCGCGGTATCAGAAAACGCTGTAGCAAAGAGAGAACTGTACGTTGACATCGATTGTGGCCCGACGAAGTCATACGCCGACAAAACTGCGGGCATCGCTGCACTGAAAGATTTCTGTGTAGACACAGATCTGCCAAGACCTACGATTGTGGATTCAGGTAATGGCCTGCATGCACATTGGATTTTCAAAGAAGCCGTGCCTGTGCACGAGTGGATCGGAGCAGCTAACGCGCTAAAAGCGCTATGCAAGAACAAAGGATTCGAAGTTGACAACGCATGCACCGCAGACATCGTGCGGGTGCTGCGCATACCGGGCACCATCAACAGCAAGGGTGGCAACGCAGTCACTCTGTTAACCCCACTGAGGTACTACGATTTCGAGAAGCTGAAAGGCATCCTTGGCGGTGGTCCACCCGTCATGTCGTTTGAGAAAGCCAGAGAGCTTTCAAAGGGTGCATCGTCTAGCGTGACGAAGACCCTGGCAGCGGTAGACCCCAACAGGGTAAGTTTGTTCGAAACAATCTGGATGCGTTCTGTCGGAGGCACAGGCTGTGCTCAAATCAAAAATGCGATTGAGAATTCGGAGACACTCCCTGAACCTACGTGGCGGGCAGTTCTATCTATCGCTTATCACTCAGAGGACAAAGACTGGGCAATACATAAGGTATCAGAAAATCATCCGAATTACTCTGCGCAGGAGACTGAACAAAAGGCCGCTGCGACAAAAGGCCCATACACTTGCGAGACATTTCAGGGTCTAGACACAGGGCACTTGTGCAAAGACTGCCCGCAAGCCAGCAAGATCAAGTCCCCGATCCAGTTGGGTGTACAGATCAAGACAGCACCGGAAGGCCCAGCCAAGGTTGAGATCGCTGGCAGGAAGTTTGAGATCCCCGCATTCGTGTGGCCTTACAAGCGTGGGGCAAACGGTGGGGTCTATATGGAGACCACTGTCGATAAAGCTACCAAGGACGAATTGATCTACCCATACGACCTGTATGTGTATCGGCGCATGCGGGACTCGGAGATGGGTGATGTGATCTGGATGCGGCACCATCTGCCAAACGATGGCGTGCGTGAGTTCATGGTCGCGCAGAGGGAAGTGGGCTCCATCGACAAGTTCCGGGACCGTCTCAACGAGCAGGGGGTCGCCGTATTCGGCCAAGCGCAACTGGTCAAGCTACAGCAATACGTAGCGAAGTCTATTCAGGATCTACAACATCGGGATAAGGCAGAAGAAATGTACGGTCGTTTCGGTTGGACGAAGAACAATACGTTCATCGTGGGTGATCGGGAGTACACCAAGAAGGGTGTGATCTACGCACCTGTGACTCGGAATCTGGAGAAGTACGTGCCTTGGTTCTCCCCCAAGGGTTCCCTGGAAGAGTGGAAGCGCATTGCTGCTGCCTACGAGGACCCAAGGTTCGACCTGCATGCGTTCGGTGTGCTGGCAGGGTTCGGCAGTGTCCTGATGAACTTGTCGCCTGAGAACGGCGCGGTAATCAACTACTACTCCAAGCGCAGTGGCACGGGCAAGACCACCATCCTGCGGGTGATCAACTCGATTTTCGGAGACCCCAAGGCGCTGATGAAGGATGCGCAGGACACGCAGTTGACCAAGGTGCACCGCATGGGTGTGCTGAACGGCATCGCCATGTGCCTTGACGAGATGACCAACACCAGCCCGCAGGAGATGTCTGGGCTGCTCTACGGCAGCACGCAGGGGCGGGCGCGGGACCGTATGGAGGCGGGGCGCAACATGGAGCGCATCAACGACCTGATCTGGAAGCTGATCACCATCTGGTCGAGCAACACCAACATCGAGGACCGGCTGAGCATGATCAAGGTGGACCCGCAGGGGGAGATGGCCCGCGTCATCGAGTTCTACCTACAGACACCCGTACCTTCTGATGTGCTGGGGGCGCAGAAGCTGTTCAACGGTTTGAGCGATCACTACGGTCTTGCAGGGGATGTGTTCTTGAAGTACGTGGTGCCTAATCTTGGTGTAGTGAACAACACCTGGGAAGAGACGCGTGATGTTATCTACACGATGGGTAACTGGACGCAGACTGAACGGTATCGTCTTAACGCTGTGATCTGCGCTATCACAGCGGGGGTTATCACAAACACGCTGGGGCTGACTAACTACAACGTCAAGCGAATCATGCGTACTGTGCTCGACCACATCAAGAACGCGGTGGAGCATGCCAAGCAGCAGTCCACCAAGGCTACGGAAACCTTCGCCTCGTTCATCAACAAGAATGTCGGCAACATGCTGAGCATCGACTCCAGGCAGCGGGCGAATGGCTTGCAGAATGAAGCCTACGTGAAGCCCAAGGGGTCGCTCATGATCCGCTACGAGCCTGATACGAAGGACCTGTATGTCGTGCAGAAGGACTTCAACAAGTGGTGTGCAGAGATCTATATCAACACGCGGGAACTGCCTGACCTGTTCTTCGCAGAGACGGGGCGCAAGTTGGAAGTTATCAAGAAGCGTATGGGTGCGGGGTGGGATGCTGACTTCGGTGCGGTGAATGCCTACTGCATAAAGAATGCAGGGGCTGTGCTAGGATTCGCAGAGCATGAGATGGTTATCGACAAGACCACTGAAGATTAAAGGAGCGGAGTTCGACGTGCCCTTTGGGCTCAACGTGAATGAGAGCTTCTTCATCCCGTCTCTGAAGCACAAGGAAACCTTCCACAGGGTGGCGGATTACTACTCATCGCACTTGTACAAGTTGGTCTGGTCTGAGCGGATTGAGTCGGGAGTGCTTGGCATCCGCGTCTGGCGTGTTGCATAATGCCCCTGCCGGTCAACCGGCGTCTCCCCTAGTGAGTGTTGCCCCCGGGTGTGGCGTAAGCCCCCGGGGGATTTTTTCTCACCGACCCATCTGGATGTCCCGCGCCATCTTGCGCAGCATCTGCGCCTGCTGCGCCAGCTTGTTCTGATCGACACGCAGTTCATCGATACGCTTGCGCCGCTCTTCCGGGCTCAGGGAGGTGTCCCGGTCGAGGATCATGGCAGCTTGGTTCAGAGCGCGGATGTTGCCCATGACACCTTGCACCGGCCCACGAATCGAGTACAGGCCGATGTTGTCCTTGATGAACTGATCCACGTCCTCAGGCTTGCGCTCCATCAGGCGGTTCACCGTGCCGTTGACCTGCTCCACGCGCTTCTCCAAGTCGTAGATGAAGTCAAGTTGGCGGGTGCCGATGGGGTCCTTGGTCACTGCGCTCAGGCCCGTGAGTTGCGCACCTAGCTGCTGGTTCAGTGGCCGGTCGGTACGCCCGGGGTTGATCATCATGTCAGCCATCGACAAACCCAGCCCCGCAGCGGTGCCGAAGATACCGCGCACGACGTTCTCCAGCTTGATCGGAGAGATAGCGAAGGCTTCGACGCCTGTGGCGTTGGCAACGTCCTCCATACTCTTGGCAAGGGACTTCATCGCATCCGATGTGCCAGTGCCGTACCGTTCAAACGGACGCAGCGCCTGCTGAGCCTGAGACTCCAGCGGCCTGTCAAGGAACCACGAGTAATTCGTTATGTTCTCATAGAGCGGACGCAGCAACTGCGGCGTGATGTTGGGCGACGAAAAGACATCGCGGCCCCGCTTGGCTAAGTTACCCACCACGTCGAGTGCAGCCTGCTCTTCTTCAGTGCCGTACAGCTTGTAGTAGCGGACGATGCGCTCAGGAATAGCCTTGAAGAAGAACGCGAGTTCAGCAGGGATCGGGATGGCAGGTACGAAGCCCAGTTCCTTCCCGTGAGGCAGTATCCAGTTGGTGTCCCGCACGTGGTCAGGTAGCTGCTGGTACTCCTCATCGTCCTGCATCAGCAGTGCATACAGCAAGCCCATCGAAGTCAGCACACCCATGCGCTTGTAGAACATGGACCGTGCGGTGCCCGTGCTCTGCCCAACAACACCCCCAGCCGCTGCCGTTGCCAGCTTGTCCATGCCTCGCGCATAGGCGTTGAAGAAGGGGATGATGCTGATCAGGAGGTTCATCGTCTTGGATGAACCACGGCGGCTGAAGTTGATGATCTCCCGTGCAGCAGACTCGGCCTGAGCCTTGTCGCCGTTGGTCTCCTTCATCACCTGATCGTAGACAGCTTGGCGCACCGCAAGGTCGGAAGCCTTGGCACCAGCTTCCATGACACGCATGATGGTTGAGCCGAGCCCTTCTTTCTTCGCTCCGGCTTCCTCAAGGATGTTCTCAAGGTTACCCTGCTGACTGAAGTCGAACGTGCCGACGATACCGAGGGCTTCCAAGTTCTTGATGTCCTTGGGCTTCTTCTTGAATACTTCGTTCACCCAGTTCTTGGGAAAGTTCAGCATGACGCTCTTGACAAGCGCTGCGTTGTTCTTCACCCCGGCATAGGCGTAGGCACGGACGATGTCATCGAAGACCTGCTTGATCGCAAACGGTGGCATGGATGTCACACCAGCACGCAGGATCTGGGAGCCCTTCTGCAGCAGCTTGAACGAGTCCGGGATGACAGGGTCTTGGATGCTGAACGCTATGAAATGCGCTGGGTCCGGTACGTAGTACTGAACAGGCTTGCCGTTGTCGTAGACGGTAACCATGTCCCCCGGTGAGTCCGTCTTGGGCTTGGTCGGGCGCTTGAACGCTGCACCCATCAGGGCCATGTCCTTGAGCGCACTCAGGGCAGCGTGGTTCTTCATCGCCTCCTTCGTCGCCCAGTCAACCAGCCCAGAGAAGTTTTCGATGGGTGATGCTGTCTGGCGCTCACTGCCTTTCAGACTGCGGATGTTGCGTAGGGCTGCAGCACCACGGTTGGCACCCTTGGTGGACTGATACGCCTTCTCGTAGTCACCGAGTCGGTTGAACGGAATGTAGCCCGTGGCGTCCTTGTAGTCCTGAGCCTGCTCCTTGGAGATGCGCCCTGTCTCAATCAGCGTGTCCAGCAAGTTGAAGCGGATGGTGTCGAGGTCGGCAGAGACCTGCTTGATGAAGTCGTCTTTCTGGAAGGCTGCTTCCAGTTCATCGATCTTGGCGTCAGGCAGGAGCAGTTCGACCTGCTCGTCCTTGGGCAGTGTCTTGTTGGTCTCACGCAGGCCGTGCTCCCGGTGCCCGTAGAGCACTGTGTCGATCTTGGTGCGGAAGGCTTCGTAGGTCTCACCCCGCTGCTTGGCAGCCTCAGCAACGCGGTTCAGCACGCCTGTGTAGCTGACGGGCTTGCCCTCGGCATTCTTCAGGTCCTTGGCAACGATGAGCCCGCTGTCGAAGCCCAGCCCGCCTTGTTCCTGCACAGCCTTGCTGACGCGCAATGCGTCGAGCGCCCGGGACAAGAGCACCATCGGGTTCAGCCTGCCGGTCTTGGTTGTGCGGGTAGCACCACCGTAGGCGTTGACGAAGAAGTCTTCCAGCGGGGCCAGCGAGTCGGTGAACTTCATCCGCAGCTTGAGTGCGGGGTTGCCCTTGAGGTCCTGCGCGATACGCTGGGTCAGCGTCTGACGCTCTTTCTCACCGATGACATCCACGCCCTGAACGGCGGCTTCGGTTTGGGCTGTGATAGCAGGGGTCTGAACCCCCGGGGCAGCCTGCGTGCCCCAGATCCGCCTGGAAAGCGCCACCTCTTCGTTGGGATCACTGTTCAGAATACTTTCTGAAACATGCAGCAGTTCTGACAACGCCGTATCCATACGCGGTGCCATTCCGAGGAATGAGCGAACCGAGTCTACAAACGCAGTCCACATCGTCCGAGCCTTGTAAGGGATCGTCTCAAGGTACTGCTGGAACTTCGGATTAGTCATCCCCCAAGCAAGCAATTCATGGGGGTCTAAGCCTGCGTTAACATCGCGCTTGAGAATCGCTTCTTCCATTTCGGTGAGGGTAATCTTTCCAGCCTTGGAGTCGGTAACCCGCTGATTGAAATGCTTGATGAAAGCATTCTGCAAGTCAATCAACTCACTGGCAAACTTCGCAGTGTTGCTTCCAACTGATCCTCTCAAGTTGCCAAGGTGTACAGCAGCTTGTGTCGCTGCGTGAAGGAACTCATGCAGCATGATGCGTGGGTTGATACCACTTGCATCCATGTTAGCGGCGCGAAGATACACCGTAACCTCGGGCCTATTATTGGCGTAAACAAATTTGGATAGCCCGTTAGCCCCACCAACTGCTACAGAAGTCGGAGCCTTTACACCGGGCTCTACGAGCACAAGGTTGAAATCGAACCCCGCAGCTTCCATGCGGCGCAAGCGGTCTACTACCCGCTGAGCGATGAGCTTCTGATCCCCTACCTTAAAGTACCCAGCGATGAACTCAGCGGCTTCAATCAGTGATTTACCGCGAATCTGGTCTTCAATGCGTTTTGCTTCTGCGTCCTCAACTTCAGGATACGCAGGAGTAGCGGCGCGGGTTTCGGATTCGACATCCTCATCGCTCAACCGACGCGTCTTGTCATCGGCTTCTACTTCTTTTTCTTTCGTAACAGGGCTGATTGCACCAGTCTTGGTGTCAATCTTAGCTTCACCTTCGTTGACAAGGGCTGCAAGTTCCTTTGCGTTGAGACCTTCAAGTTTACCTACAGGGGTGAGGTCCCCGGACCTCAGACCCTTCTCGATCCGCAACTCCAACGCCTTCTGGTTACTGGAAACATCTTCGGTCTCCGTAAACTTACCGTAGGCGCGAGTAATTGCGTCGTTGGTTTTCTTTCTATCCAGCTTGATACGCCTGTCAACCTCTGCTTGCAGGGCATTGATGACGCTGTCGTTCTGGTAGTTTTTGCGGTTGAACTGAGATGCGCGAACGAACATCTCTGCAAGGCCGATCACCGCTGACTTGTCGCCTATAGCTTTGGAGCTTTCCAACGGTACTCGTGACTCACTGAAGTCCAGCGTACCATCAGGAGCAAGTGCTCCGCGCAAGAACGGTGCGACTGTAGGCGGGCCTTTCTTCTTGGGTGCGTAAAGGACACCGCGACGAGGTTTCAAATCTGTAGCGCCCGTACCTTCTTCATATACGTTTTTAGCAGCACCAACAGCGAGAGGTGATTGACTAGCATGAAACCTGCTACGAGTTTCTAAGTCAATACCCATCGCTTCCGCTGCGCGGCTGACTTCGGAGCCAGTAGCGCGGCTGAGCCCCGCCATCTCAGCGGCTTCTTCGCGGGAGTAGGTAGTCGGCAGCAAGTCACCGTCTGCATCAACACCGACATACGTCAGCACCGCTTTAGCCATGCGCGATGTCGCCTTGGCTTTTAGGAGGTTTTCTTTGAGTAGCGGGATGTCGATTACCGGAAGATCCCCACGTTTGCCGATAACGCTACTCAGTTCAAGGAGTTCAATACGTTCAGCAAGATTACCTGTAGCTTGGGGTACAAGCGTTTGGAGTTGCGCTTCCAACTCGTCAAACTTCACACGATTCTTGGACTTGAGTGCGGGCTTCTTCCCGTCCTTCTGACGCAGCGCATTCATCTGCGCCTTGATGTCATCGATCTGCTTCTGGAACGCTTGCCCCATCGCCGTCGTGGGGGCTTCTTCAGCTTCACCCAGCAGTTCAGCACGGTAATCGGCAGCCTGTTCCTCAGTGATCCGACCGGACTCAACCAGCGTAGCGAGTTCACGCTCAATCTGAGCGGGCTGAGCGGGCGTTGGGGCAGCGGGCTGAGCGGGCGTTGGGGCAGGGGGCTGAGCGGGCGTTGGGGCCGGGGCGGGGGGCGTGGGGGGTGTAGGCGGTGTTACTGCAGTCGGCTCTGCTCCTTCTCCTCCAACAGCCCCTGCAACATCCGTGACAGGAGGAACCACTCCATCTGGTTCAGGTTGAACTCCTTCGGTGGGGGTGACGGCAGCGGGTCCGCCAGCCACTGGAACGCCTGCTCCACCTGCTTCTGGCTGAGGTTCTGCAACACTAGGGGTCTCCGGTTGTACTGGGGGCGTGGGGGGCGGTGTAGGTGCTGCTTCAGCAGCGGGGGGCGGAGCAAACTTGGCCTTGAACTCCGTCAGCTTGGTACGGGACTCTTCAGTGCCGTTACCCCGCACAAGGTAGTTCTCGATGTCAGCCAGCACCTCTGCACGCTGCTCGGGGTTCTCAAGGTCTTTCCCCAGCATGCGCCGGTAGATCGGCTGCTTCTTGCTGATGCCGAGGGCTTCAATGTCAGCGGGCTGCAAGCCAGTCGCGGGTGGTTCACCCACCTTGCGGACCTTGGGCTCCTCGACGGGCGCAGGGGCTTGTCCTTCAGGCGCGGGGGCTTGCCCTTCAGGCGCTGCGGTTTCACCGGGCGCGGGGGCGGTGGTGGGCACCGGAGGTGCAGCGGGTTGCGCAGCGGCCTTGGCCGCTTCAGCTTCTGCCTTCAGGCGCTCAGCACGCTCGATGGGCGTTTCCCCGGGCAAGGTTCCCGGAGCAGGCTGCGCAGCACGTGCGCGACGACCCAAGGCCAAGTCCATCAAGCCCTGCACGATGGCACCAGTAGCACCGCCGTAGGCTGCCTGTTCACCCAGCCCCTCGATGAGTTCCTGCTCAGGCTTGTAGACGCCCTTGGCAATCAGGTTCTGCGCGAAACCGGATGCAGCTTCCTGAGCAGCTTCCTCACCACCTGCAAGCGCCGCACGCTTGACCAACTGCACGCCCTGAGCCTTGGCAGCGTCGGGGATACGAGACAGGATGCGGAAGGGTGCGAAGACTTCCATCGCCCCGGGGATGACCCCGAGCGCCGTCGCGGTGCTGCGCTGCTCTGCAGTAGCACCTTCCTTCTCGGCACGCCCACGTGCTTCGCCCGCACCGGCTCCAACACCTAGACCCACAGCGCCGATACGACCCGCAAGCCCAAGGGGACCTGCCGCCAAGAACGGCACCGTTGAGCCAATGGCTTCACCCAGCTTGCGCCCAACAGTATCCTCGTACCCTGCAGAGGCAGCGAACGGTGCCTTGGCTGCGCCAGCGATGCTGGCGATCTTCTCCCGCGCCGTCTTCTCGTAGTCCTCAGGTAAGAGCGCAGAGGCACCCACAGCCGCCGATTCAACCAGCCCTACCGCACCGGGGATGAGTCCTTTGAAGCCTTCGCCAATCTGCCCGAGGACGGTTGTTTCAGGCGCAAACCCAATACGTTTGTAGTAATCCTGAACCGGCAGATCAGAGTAGAACTTAGCGTGCAGAGCATCCGCAAGCTGCTTATCGCTCAAATCCTTGTATTGCGGATACTTACCGCGGATCTGCGCTATGTTCATATTTACTTCCTGATACCAAGCGGATCATTTCCAGCCGGTGCTGCGCCAGCATCCGCCCCTGTGGCTCCAATATCTTTAGGAGTCAAACCATACCGTTTTGCAACTGCTAACGCCTCTTGTTGGGCGGCTCTAAACGCAGCTTGGACCGTTGGAGCATTACTCATTCCAGCAGCTTTTGAAAGCTCCTTGATCTTGTTCATTGCAGCAGTGTACTCAGGATCAGCCCTAAGTTGTTGCAGCGCAAATCGTTTCTCAGCAATATCCGATGCACTTTCACGCGCTGCGGCTCCGATACCTGCAACCTTGATAGCATTAGCCATTTGCTCCCGTGCAATCTGCCCTTGCTGCGCTAGCTTACGCTCCTCAAGACCAAACTCCCGTGACTTGTTGCTGACTTCCGCCTCAAACTTAGCAAGTGCTTCCTTAGACTGCGCCAGATCAAGTGCTGCCTTGTTGGCCTTGTCCGCTTCCCCGCTTGCACGAGCTTCAGCCAACTTGGCCTGATCCAACTGCACTTGTTGACGCAGGTTCGCCAAGTTGAAGATGTCCCTACGAGACAAGTCGTACTTTTCTTCCGCTGCCTGTAGCGCTTGACTACGCGCTGTTTGTGCACGGCCAGCACCGGAAGCTGCACCTGCAAGAGCTTCACCAAACCGCTTGCTACCACGCATGCCTTCCAGCATTTGGCCCAAGTACGAGATGTCGTTCAACGGGCTCTGCGCAGCACGCGCCCTGGCTTCCTCAAGACGTTTGTCCGAGTGCGTCATCAAGCGCTGTTCTTCCGCACGGCGGGCGTCAACAATCTCCTTCATCAACGCATCAATACCGCCCCGGGCCTTGAGTACGTCTTCTGATGTCTTGGCAGCGTTACGGATAGCAGCTTGCCTTTCGTCAACCGCACCGCGCATCGCCAACCGCTCAGGCTCAATCATGGGTCCCATGAGACCCGCAATCCCCGGTTCTGCCGGGGCAGGGGCAGGGGCTGCCTGCGGACGGTTTTGACCTTGTGCAATCCCAGTACCCGGACGTGTTGCGCCCGGAGGGCGTGGTGCTGCAGCGGGGGCAGACTGCATTGCTGCCTCCATTTGCTGCGAAGTCATTGCTGTGGGTTTACGTCCACGCCCAGCCGCAAGTACTTCGTCAATACCGCTAGAGTATGAAACAGGTGAAGGGTCTCCAAAAATACCTTTGAGGTACCGATTTACTCTGTCTACTCCGCTGCCTTCTGGGGCGGGTTGACGTCTTTCCAAACCTATACCGGCGGCGCGGAGTTTTTCATTCTCCTCGGGCGTCCGCATCATCGGACTCTTCTTCAGAATTTGTTCTATCTCGGGGTTCCCGCCACGATCAAATACCACCGCACCGCCACCTGCGTAGCCGTGCATCTCGCCGCCATACGCTGCCATGACGGGCTCTTCGGCCTGCATCTGCTGCGCTTGCGCCAAGACTTGCTGTGCAATAGGAGGCTGCTGTGCTGCTTGCTGCCCCTGCGCCATAGCCATTTGACGTTGCATGTCGGCTTTGACTTTCGCTTGCTCCTGCTGTTTAGTGATTGCCGTTATAACCGCGTACAACGGAGGACCGTCGGGACGAGGATTCAGCATCAATTGCGTCAACTGATCTAGGTGGAGCTTTGTCAACGGACCCACCATCGCTTGGGGCGTCGGAGCACCCTGCTTCGGCATCATCCCTGGCATCGGACCCTGTGGCGCTTGCCCCGGCATTGGCCCCTGCTGAGGGCCTTGGGGCATCAGAGATTGGATTCCTTGTTGCATGATCCAGTGCCTTATCTAGGTGTCGGGTTCAACGCGTTATACAGAGCCAAGCCAGAAAGTCCGCCCTGCAGTGCAGAAGCAAGACCAGATTGGCCCGAGTCATAAGGCCGCGCTTGGAGCGGCAGACCTTGCAACAGACTCTGCATGAACGTGGCTTGCTGGTACGGGTACTTCATGGATTCTTGGAACTGTTGGTAGCCGAAGTCAAGCGGTTGCTGAGCAAACTGCTGCT